CGGGCCGAGGACGTGAGCGGCAGCAGCGGCACCGGCAGCGTGGCGTGGGGCGTAGTCTTCCCCGACGGCGTGGCAGTATTGCGCTGGCGGACCGCGGGCGGGAGCACGGCCGTGTACGACTCCGTGGAGGACGTGGAGCGGATACACGGCCACGACGGGAGGACGGTGCTGGTCTGGTGAGCCTTTTGTGCAACAGGAATCTAGGGCCTTTCCTTTGCTGGCAAAGGATTGCAAGGGGTTATAATATGGGCAAAAGGGTTTATGGAGGCTATCATGGTCAAACGCAGACTGGCGTTTGTAATTGTGGCCCTGCTGTTGGTGGCGCTCGTAGCCATCGTGGTGGGGGATAGGGGCATGGGCGGTTGCGACATCAAGTATGAACTGATCACGCCGGACGGCCAGGTATTCGACCTTATGGCACCGGGTCGTGCGCCGGGATCCGCCGCGTCCTTGGTGGCCCATGAGGGCTTCGGCTTGCCGCCCGTGAGCCACGTCACACAGGACGTGTACGACATGCCGGGCACGCTCTTGGTAGACCTCAACGTAGAAAGCAGAACCGTCACTATCACCGTGAGCGCCTACGCCACCGACCAGACCCGGAAGGGCCTGCACAAGTCCCTGGCCGCGATATGGGACGCTGTGCGGTGGGACCGTGGGGCCACGGACACGGAGCCGACGGTGCTCAGGTACACGCTCAATGGGAATAGCTGGGACCTCAATCTGAACCTGGCCGGGACCGTCGAGGCGCAGCAGGGCCGTTACGGGCGGAACGAGATCGTGGGCCTGCGGTTCCTGGCGCATGACCCGCTGTGGTGGGACGACGAGGAAAGCAGCTTGGTTTTGGACTGGCGCGATGAGGTTGCAGTCAGTCACATAATGGGCAGGATGGCTGGCACATGGGATATGTTTGGGGCACCACCGGTAGCTGTTGGCCTTAGCGGGTATGTGATTATGTACGACGTGGCTATCGATCCCGCCACGAACGACGTGTACGTTGCTGGCGATTTTCAGAACTGGAATGGCGTAGCCCTGGCTGATTTTTTGGCTCGATACGACGTTTCAGCGGGTGTTTGGGAGGCCGTGGGTAGTGATGGGGTTGGCGGCCCTGCCTTCAATGCCAGGATCCGTGATCTCTATTGGGGGCCAGACGGCACGCTGTATTGCGCCGGCGACTTCACCAATGCTGGGGGCGTCGGCACAGCAGATAATGTCTGCCAAATTGATGTAGCGACTGATACCTATGCCGATGTGGGCGGGGGGCCAACTGGGGCAGCGGCGGTAACAAGTTGCCGGAGCATAGTGATCGGCCACGACCAGCACATCTTCATCGGTGGGCAGTTTACGAACTGGGGCGGCGTTGGCGCGAACCACATAGTTGAATGGGATGGGGCGGCGGGGCAAGCCCTGCCCGCTAACCCCAGCAGCTACGTCTGGCCGATGGTCGTCGCCGCCAATGGCGACATCTACGTTGGGGGGGCCTTTGCTGACATCGGTGGCGATGCCACCATGGACGGCGTGGCCTACTATGATGTGTCGGCAGCGGCTTGGGTTGCGATGGACGGTGGGGTGCAAGGGGACTGCTACGCGTTGGCCTTTGCCCCTGACGGCACGCTCTATCTAGGCGGGGTCTTTGTCACTGTCGGCTCGGCGGCCACAACGGTGAATTACATAGCACGGTGGAATGGCGCAAGTTACGAGGGCCTTGATTCGGGCATGAACAATTCGGTTTACTATCTATCGATATCAAGTGATGGGACCGTATATGCGTCTGGCAACTTCACGGAAGTTGGGTCGAAGCCGTTGATCACGGCAAGCTCAGCGGCGGCTTGGAACGGTTGGTCTTGGGTGCACATCGACATTGACTTTCCCACTGTTCCATTGGCATTGCCTGTTGTCAGGGTAGACTACAGGGACTATGTTTTTGTTGGGACCAGTGGCGTCGGAACCGCCCGGCATTCGGGGCAAACAGTTGTAGCTAATCTTGGCAGCGCACTCGCGTACCCAAACATCGAGATAAAGAACTTCGGGGTCATCGAGCTTATCGGGAATGAGACAACGGGGCACGGTATCTGGTCTGACTTGCTTCTCTTCGATGGGGAGATTTTGACCATAGACCTTGACCCTGGCGACAAAACGGTGACAAGCAGTTGGCGTGGTAATATGCTAGGCGAGATCATGCCGAGGTCAGACCTTGGGACATTCAAACTTGAATCATATCCCAGGGCCAACCATGGCGCGGTCAACGGGGGCAACCTCGTCTCGGTTTTCATCACAGACGGAATACCTGTGGAAATCACCGATGCCAATAACGAGCTGTCAGAATGGGAGGCCATTACAGGCATCAATTACAACAACACGACCCAAGGCAGTCTATACGCTTCAGTCCTCAATGTGGGCGGCCCGCCTTGGCGTGTGAATCTCTACAGGGATGTGGCGCGGGGCGCTGGGGACTTGGTGGGCCATACGGCAAACTACGCGGCTACTGGGATACAACCGATTCTCGTAGACAATGCTAGTGGGCTGGGTGGATACATCAGGATCGACGCGCTCGGTCCCGCCGATGCGACCATCGAGGCCCACTACACCATCGCCAACCCCAGGAAGTTCAACGACGCGGCCTGGCAACTGACAGGCTTTGACAACATCACGGGCATCAGCCAAGACAACACAGACTTCGGCAAGCTCTATGTTACAGTTGTGGATGATGGCGCGGGCGCAAATTGGCACGTTGACCTATACATGGATGCGGCCAGGGGAGCTGCTGATTTGGTAGGACACACCGCCAGCTACGCGGCCGCCTACACTGGCGTCATGGCAGTTCAACCTGATAACGCTAGTGGTCTGGGCGGCACTATCACCATTGCCTTCCCGGCCGCCGCGGTGGCCGATGCCGACATCGAAGTCATCTATACGATTGTCACGGCAACCTGGCACAATCGTTGGTGGAGCGTTGACGAGGCGGTATTGGCAGCGGAAGGATAACCCATGCCCGCCGAATATGAAGTCCACCTGCTGGAAGCCGCGCGCGACAACCGCCTCGACATCATCGACGATTTCGAGGCCCTTTCCTACGCCAAGCGTGTGAACCACGTGGGCGCGTTCTCGCTGGCCGTGCCCGCCAGCACCTTCGACATTACCTTCGCGCACCTGGACGGGCGCATCGTGGTCTGGCGCAAGCCGGAGGGCGGCCACCGCTACATCGACTTCGCTGGCCTCATCCGGTACGTGGGCCGGCAGTACCAGGACGGCAAGGAGCAGGTGGTCCTATCGGGGCTGGGCTACAACGACCTGCTGCGGCGGCGCGTGGTAGCCTACGCGGCCACGACTAGCGGGGCGCGGAAGGCGGACCAGGCCGACGACATGATGGCGGAGATCGTCACGGAAAACCTCGGTGCCTCCGCCACGGCGGGCCGCGACATCACGGGCTGGGGGTTCTCCGTGCAGGCCACGCCCTCCGCCGGGACCATCGTGCGGGGCGACTTCGCCTACCGGAACGTGCTGGACGTGTTGCAAGAGGTCTCCGACGCCAGCCGCTATGTCCCGGCTACGCAAGCCTTCTTCGGGGTCGTGCCCCTCAACAGCGGCTGGGAGATGCAGTTCCGCACCAACGTGCCTCAGTGGGGCCAGGACCACGCGGCCCCCGGCGGCGCGCACGGCCCGGTCACGTTCTCCCTGGAGTACGGGAACATGGCCAACCCCAAGCTGGAATGGGACCGCCGGGAGGAGGCCACGGTGGTCTACGGCGGGGGGCGGGGCGAGGACCTGGCCCGCCCGGTCATCGACGTGGCCGACGATGTGCGCCGCAATGAGAGCCCACTGAACCGCTGCGAGGTCTTCCACAGCGTCGACGCGGAGACCACGCTGGAGCTCATCGACGGGGCCGAGGCCAAGCTGGACGAAGGCCGCATCAAGCGCCGGTTCACCTTCGACGTGGTGGAGGTCCCCAGCACGGTCTACGGGCTGCACTGGGGCTTCGGCGACGTGGTCACGGCGGTCTACGCGGACGAGCAATGGAACCTGCACGTGGCGGCGGTGGGGATCGAGGTCAGGAACAAGCGGGAGACCATCACGCCCCGCTTCGAGGAGTTCGCGTCGTGAGCGCCATCGAGCAACTGGTAGCGGGCATAACTGTATTGGAGCGCGGGATAGAGGCGTGCGAGGCCCAGGAGCGCATCCTGGCGGCCCGCGGCTGGCGGGACGACTTCTTGGGCGACAGCCTCCACGAACAGTACGATACCGCGCTGAACAACGGCACCGTGGCCCTGGTGGGCGGCAAGCACGGCGGCTGGGTGCGGTGCACAGCGGGCGTGGGTAACGGCGACTACGGCGTACTCATCTTGGGTTCCGTCGGTGCCCCAGAATACTACACGCTGGACATCGACTACGGCTGGGAGCAGACCTGGCGCATGGAGTTGGACAGCGTCACGAATATCAACGCTGGCGCGTTGGCCTTCGAGTGGACGAACCAGTACCGGATATTCTGCGGACTCCGCACGGACATTCACGCCACCAACTGGATCATCCGCTGCATCAACGCGGCCGGGAACAGCTTCACCGACACGGGCGTGGCGGCGGCCACGGACCCCCACGTGCACCGGA